GCACCAAACTCTGAATCATAGAACAAAACAACAGCATCATCATATTTGTCTAGATATGCTTTGATCATCAACATAGCGAATGCTGTTTTGAAGTGCTTACTTGGTCCAGCAAAAACTGTAAGACCAGGAGTTAAACCGCCATCAAGGCGACCACTCAATGCTACGTTCAACGCTGGAACTGATGTTTGAATCAAGTCCTTAGTGTTGAAGAACTTTGAATTTGATAGAACATTTGACTCTTTGATAGTCGAGTTCTTTTGTAGTTTATCTATAAGGCTCATTTTAATCTCCAATAATATAGGGAATTCTATTTACAAGGTCTTCATAACTTTCATCAAAAATACTTATTTTGAGGAGGATCCTTTCCTGATCTTCAGCATCAACCCCATGTAATCTAGTCGTATTGAGGATAGCTTGTTCATAAGTATATTCACTGTCCTCAACCTTAACAGGCGCAGGGTTATCTGTTAAAACAAAATTAATCGAACATGTGGTGTTGTTATCTACGTGCATTGGCAACGCAAAATTAGGTTGTTTCCAATAAAACCTCGGACTTCCATTCACTCCAAGGTCTTTCATAATCTCATCAATATAGTCATCAGTATACTCTAAAATCAACCAAGAGTCAAGTTCTAATCCTGGATATCTTGAATCAGTATATGGATCTGCAAGATGCTTAACGCTTTCTGCCAAAGCAAGCAACCTATCCTTGTCGATCGGGTAGTTTAGATGAGTGACTGGGGTCATAAAACTTTTGCGATATCTGGTTTGAAATATGTATCTGGTTTCATTACCTTACCATTCTTATCTTTTATAACTTTACCATCAACACACTTGCTCATATTTGATTCTCTGACTTCACGCCAGACATCATCAAAAGGAATACCTAGTGTATTAGCCATCCCCAAGATTACCCAGACCATGTCTGCTAACCCATCAGCAACCTCAACCTTGTCTCCCTTTTCAAACCCATCAACAGTTTCTTGCCATTCTTCTTTGATGAGTTCCATATACAAATATGCTTGCGCTGATTTCATACCAACATCGCTTGGTTGATCACACGCATCCATAAATTTTTTAACGTCTATTTGATACATTATCCGAATAAATCCTCTAGTGTGGCTACTGGTTTAGATTTCCAACCAATGCTCTCTGCGACAGTATTTAGCGGTTCGATAAATGCTTTTTCAAACATCAATTCATAATCGATATACTTATGCAAGTCGAACTCAGGTGGAACCTTTGAAGCGAATGCAATAATATTCTCACCGAGAGTGTTTGGTTCTTTTAAATATACAAACTTGATTTTATCGCCCTCGTTTATTAGAGGATATTTCATATCAAGTTTGCGCTTTTTCAACTCGTGGTTATACAACAATGCTCCACGAACCTGAATTGGTGTTCCCTTTTGATAGATGTCAGAGGTAGAACTATACTTAATTAAATTATTACAACCTCGAGGGAATGAAATCTGCTCAACAGGTCTTTGTTTAAAGTCATTCCAATTAGTTTCAACAAAGTTCTGCAAGGCAGTTTGGTCTTTAGTCAAACAAATATTTACTGCTTCTTTCAAACTTTCTCGCACAGGCGCAGGCGTAGAGGAACGAACAATCTCCAGACCCATAGCTTTCAATTTGGGCTGTTCATAACGAACACCCTCGTTGTCCCAGACGTTCAGAGCATATCGTTTCTTGGCAACCCAAATACCTTTATCGGCAATCGCCTCACGTTTGAAGAAGATCTTCTCCTCGTATGCATTTGTGTACTCAGCTAACTTAGTCATTGCCTTTGCGATTGCTGGTTCAATCTTTTCCTCGCCAATCTTATCCAAGACATCAACGACCTTTTCTGTGGGCATATCCTTGAAGAACTTCTTAACAAGTTTGTCCATTGTAATATAACAAGAATCTGTGTCAGAATAGAAAGAGTAGACTTCACCTTCTGTACCACAAACCTCGTTTAAATATTCATCAAGTGCCTTTGCAGTTTCTCGGATAATAAACTGCCCTGATAATGTGATACCCTCGGCAATCCTGTCATCATAATATCTAAAATACTGGTTAGCCATCGCACCATAAAGGCTGTTCAATTGAATTTTACGAGCCATTTGGAAGTTGTTGTATTTTGCGATCTTGGCTTTGAGTGAGGGATCTTTTGTTTTCTCAAACTCCCGCTCAGTTTCTTTCATCAACTTCTTATACTTTTGGCGATCATCAAAGAATGTTTGAGTAATCTCAGCAAAGACACCCTGTTTATGCCGAGAAAACTTAGCACCATTTGCAGCAACAGCATGCTGAGTTTCAATAGTTGTATCTCGGCTTAACAATTTATCAACACTAGTATCGATAGATGCCTCATCAGATACTAGAGTTTCGGGTGACATATTGTATTGCATAATGATAGAAGGATAAAGAGAGGTGGCGTCAAAACTCAGCACCCAATCATACCCGCCCACTTTGGGTTGCTGAACATACGCACCCTCAATAGTTCTCCCTTGATTATCTTTCTTCTGAGGAATCATAATATTTTTCTTCAGAAGGTGATTATATAAGAGGCAATCCCAAGTACGAACTGACGAATAAATGTCGTTTAGATTACACTTTGCATCATATGCCATCGTAGCAATCAACTCTATGAGTTTCATCTTGTCTTCAAGCTCATCAACAAGTTTACTATCGATTATGTTATAGTCTACAAATCTATTCCAATCTTTCTCATAAAACTCTTTGAACGTATCATAATTGTTTTCAAGTTTTTTGTGACCAAGTTCTACCTCAGCAATATAGTCCAGCTTGTAAGACTCTCGGACTTGGTATGTAAACTTCTTATACAAATCAAGATAGTCAAGTTGAGCAACACCCTTTATATCATACAAGGTGTGTTCACGACCCATCATTTTAATGCTTTTCTTGCGAGTCATATTGAATGGACTAAAACCATTCTTGACTTTATTTTGCTTTTGTTCGTCTTGACCACCGAGTACTCTAGCACATCGGCTCATAAGATACGGAATATCAAAAAACTCAATATTCCAACCTGTGATAATATCTGGAGTATTTTGAAACCACCACGTACCAAATTTGGTCAACAACTCATATTCGTCAACACAAGACTCATACTTGATGTTTAGATCCTTAACTTCTTCAGATTGAGGATCCCAGTCGCCTTCACCCCATGTAAGTATCTCTTTGGTGTTGTTATCAACCACAGTTATGAGGGTTATGCGCTCCTTTGGATTGTCAACATCGGGGAATCCATGCTCGGTTGTGGTCTCAATATCCAAAGACTGGATATTCATAACCGACATATCAAAGGGAACTTCGTCAGGATATCGATCGGAAAGATATTGATAGGTCAGATCAGTCTGACCATATATCGGATAATTACCAATCCCTTCATAGCTTTGAACAAACTCCCGACAATCAGAAGCATTAGTAAACTCCACTGGTTTTAAGTTTTCGCCATAGAGTCCCTTGATGCCTGATTCTTCGGGAGATCGAACATATAACTTTGGTTTGAAAGAAGGGTCGCTTTCAGTGAACGCAACCCCATCGCGGTATCCTCTGGTCAATACGTTTTTTCCGTATTGCCAACAATATGTATAAAATTCAGTCATGAGTAGATTATACCCTCATCAGGCATAAAAGTCAAGCACTAAATTAAGTAATTATACTTTGTTGTTTTGGAGCAATGATTTCTTTCTTTGGAGTGATAAGACTGCTACCATAGTGATTCTTATACTCACTCTTCATTTGATCGCTTGGTTGCATAACACCAATAACGTGCTGAGGCATAATGTGAATTGTATTCTCGTGAGCATATGGAGCGTATGGCGCAAGACCGATACTAAACTTGCTTCCATCTTTGTCGTTGTCAGCAGGTTGAAGAATGATTACAGCTGGCTTTGATAATACGATGATTTGACGATCTTGAACAACAACGTCTTGTACTTCACCGATTACTTCTTCACCAGAAGCTAATTTAAGAATTTGAATATGGGGTTCAGCTTTAGCTTCGGGTGTTTCTTTTTCTTTATCTTTACTCATAATATAGTTCCTATGTTGGGGGAGCAGTATCGCTCCCCCTTATTTATTATTCCTGGAGGAATTGTTTTTTGATTGAGATGTTTTTTGGCTTACGCTCCTCTGGGACAATATGTTCTAGAGAAATAGTAAGAATGCCATCAGAAAAACCTGCACCTACGACTTCAACATCCTGATTCAATGCAAATGTCTTGGTAAAATTTCTAGAACCAATACCTTTGTGAACGAAAGTTCGATCATCATCTTCTGATTGAATCCCCTGAACGACAAGTTTGTTCCCTTCTGGGACTTGCGTTATTGTCAACTCTTCATCGGTGAACCCAGCTGCAGCAAATTCAATTGTGTATTTGCTATCGCCTTCGTCGACAATATTATAGGGTGGATAATTATTGGAAAGTTCTGCCACATTATTTAGATTGTCAAACAAATGATCAAACCCAATAGTGAATGGGGCAATATTATTTGCGATATCGTGAAGATCGCGTGCTCTGAATTTAGTAACCATTTCGGTCTCCTTATATTAAGCGAGTTATGTTTATGCGACCCAAATGGCGTCGCATGTTTATTATATAATATTTAAAACTAAAAAGTCAATTACTTTTTGCCAATATTATATTTGGTTATCAGTTCCCAATCGTTCTTTTCTTTGAACGAGAGAACCTTAATCTGAGATAGCGGTGCTTGTTCAGCATGCTTCTCTTCAGATACTATTGTCATCAAACCCCAATCTGAAAGTAACTTAGCAATCGTGTTTCGTCTTTCTAAGTCACCTTCACCAAAATCTGCTGCCTTACCATCAAGCGCAAACAGTTCTTTAAAGTGTGTGATGAAATATCTACCTTTCTTGTGTAATATGTGACAAGACTGGTATAAAATTTGTTCTTTTCTGGAGGCAACGCCAATGCGGGATAATGTTTCTCTTATTTTTAGAAAGTCATCTGCATCTTTTAAAGTGATTTCTAGCGGTGCATATCCAGGATATTCAATCTGGAAGAAATCTTCACTCATTATAAATCCTTGTTATTCTTTTAAGAGTGTTCGGATTTATTTATAAAATTGAGTATATTGGGATTACTTCCCACCCTTGTTCAGTTTCTTCTTAATAGCATCTAGTTGAGACTCTGTCAAGATTCTTAATGCGCCTTGAGCATGAGTATCATTGTATCCATAATATTCTTTGACTGTGGCTAAATCTTCTTCTTTGATTGGCTTCAGCCATTTATTAAATCTTTTTTTCGGACGAACAATACCACGAAGAAAATCAAACTGCGCTTTCTTATCAATATGTGGTCGGCTGTTCATTTCATTACAAGCAATGACAGTATCCGCACCATAACTCAGTGCCTTATTGATTATGAATGCATTGTATTGTTTTTCAGACCAGTCGTCTACGATTAAATTTTGTTTGGTGTGATGGATAGCATTGACGAATTCAAAGGGACTGATTGCCTTTTTCTTTACTTTGAATTGTTCCTCGTCTAGCGATACAACTGGATCGCCCATACCCTCAAGCATTATACATTACCCCTTGAGTTCAACATTCGCCATAATCTCTGTGAGGCAAGCTGTCAGATTAATTTCTTGATCGGCAACAAATGCTGCCTTGTATTGGTAATCTGCAATTAGAAGAACAAGCTGGGGAACCTGACTGACTTTATCTATCAAAGTGTCGTAAATTTTACGATATACACCTTGCGGATCTGAATCCACATTATTAGCAACCCACTGTCGCATTTTCTTCCAGTCTTTATCTCGAAGGCTGTCAACTAGTGCCTTCGTATTCACTTCAGCAAGGTTTGACAAAATACCTTCATCAATCTTACCAGAAACACTATAGCGTTGCAATTCATTGAGGACACGTCGATAGTCTGGAAAATGTTTCATTAAAAGTTCAGCAAGGACTTTTTCAGAATATTCAACATTTTCTTGGTCGAGGATACCAGTCATTCGCTTCATAAAGCGAGAAGCCATTTGTTGGCGATTGGTTTTATCGAGTTTAAAATCCACGACAGTTGTTCGACTGTGTAGCGGTTCAATGATCCTGTTTCTATAGTTACAGGTAAAAATGAACCGACAGTTTTTAGAAAACTCCTCAATGAATGCACGCAAGGCAGGTTGTGTTGAATTGGGGTTCAGATAATCTGCTTCATCAAGTATGACCACCTTTGGCTTGCCCTCAAAGGACACAGTGCTGGCAAAGTCTTTTATCTTTGTCCGAAGAACATCGATACCAGACTCTTCAGAGCCATTGATAATAATATAGTCACACCCCAATTCGTTACACAAAGCACGAGCAACTGTCGTTTTTCCCGTGCCAGCAGTACCACATAATAACAAGTTTGAAATCTCTCCAGCGTCCACAAACTGTTGAAATGTATTCAAGAGAGAGGAGGGAAGGATACATTCCTCCAGTTTTTGTGGGCGATATTTCTCAACCCAAAGAAATTCATCTTGTTTTTTCATATAGTACTCCTAACCACCTAACCAAGTTTATCTTCAGAACCTATGCCATCTGATAGGTTCAATGTTAATGCTTCACCACCTGCATCATACTCCCTTCCTTCCAAAAAGGCAAGGATATTTTGCGGAGAAGACACACCATATGGATCGTCCATAGCATTTTGAGTGAACCCTCTTTCGACAAATCCTTGTTCAATTTCAAAGTTCTTGACAATTACTGCATAACGCCAAGAACGAACACCGAATCCAAGATTGTCTTTTTGAACGTCCATTCCCATCGAGGCTGTAAACTTAGCAGACCCATCTGGAATAACTTTGACATTTTTAAGACCTTGATCCTCTGCCCACTTATTCATCACAAACGTATCATTAACCGATACGCAATAGATGTTTTCAATACCTGCCTTCTTGAACCGAGGATATAATTCCTCAAAGTCAGGAAGTTGGTATGTTGAACAAGTCGGTGTAAATGCTCCAGGAAGCGAGAAAATAATACACTTTTCACGACCCACTATTTCATGGCTCAACTGCATTTCCCATTTGTAAGGATTATCACCACCCAGCGATTCATCTCGTACACGGACATGATGAATCACATTAGGTATGCGGTAAGGGAACGAACTCATATCTACTCCTTAGATTACTGAGTTTGGTTCTAGAGCCAACCAGTATTTAAGAGTTCCTGCTTCGTTCTCAAGGAACATAAACTTCTTTTGCGACAAGACGATCTTGTATGAATCCGCAATAACTTTGAAGTTCTCAACAGCAAGGCGACAATCAAACTCTTTATCAGTTTCTCCAATAACCTGACGGAAGGTATTGCTACGAGGTGTTGAGGGATCGCCAACAGACAATGTAACCTTACCATCACGACCAACAACACTCATTACAGGTGCGCTGATAACAGATGCTGCACGGCTGATGTTTGTTACCTCATCTTTACTCAGAGAAAACTCATAGAAGTTATCTACTTCAATAGTCTTGTCGGGAGCAGCAACAATAATTGAAGGGTCTGCATAATAATACTCAAACTCTGCACCACTGCTGTTGATTTTAAGACTCTCATCGCCAAGATCCAGATCTGGATTTTCAGTGAATGTAAGCAAACCTAACAGACTATTCAAGTCATAGATAGCAAACTCTTTGTCAAAAGACTCGGACACTGTAGCACGAGAGAATATATTCTTGCCATTAGAAATCGTGGCAAGGGTGTTACCTTCACGAACTAGGATGTTCGTGTTAATCGTTGCGAAGTTTTTTAGGACTTCAAGGGTTGGTTTAGAAATGTTCATAATATAAGTTTCCTCTTTCTTTCACTTAGTTTCATAATAATAAATCAATCATACATAAAAGTCAAGCACTTTCTTCAAAATACTCAATATTAATTTCAAATCCATCTTTAGCCTTGTCGGTGAAATCGATATCCATTGATTTCAACTCGTCAAACAGATTTTGATCTTCAGACCTTCCAATAACAGTTAGCGTTAATCCATCAACACTAAATTGATATTCTAATTTTACTTTACCGCTGTCAACATGACGACGAAAAATACTCCTTGCGAGTTCGGCTTGCGGTCCACCCCAAGTATCAGCCCCAGAAAGAAAAATTTGTGAGAGATCTTTTCGTGTAACAGATATTTTCACACAGTAATTTGTTGAAGACATTGCTTTACCTCATTTTCATAATCGCTAAAATCGATATACATCGCAGTTTGTTCTGTAAATTTATAATTAACCTTTGTATCAAAGGTCTTAATTTTAGGAACAAAAGACAAATATTTATTTTTTCTAACATTCATATATGCAATTGTAGCTTTTGCTCTCCAAAGATTATGATCGTTTAAGAAGAACACTGCAGCCCGATAATTATCTTTTATTGCACGGATAAATGTGTGCTGAATTAATTTTCTCATCAACTGGATTCTTTCTTTCATTCCGAGATCGGTTGAAATATATAACCGAACTGGGAAAACTGCTATTGAGTCATCTTGCTCAAAAGGATAACACCCAACACCGCAAACATATTTACCATCTTTTTCATAAACAAAATACCCACCATTTTCACAATCATATATCTTCTGAATAAAGATTTGATTGAGAACAGTTTCTGGGCGATTTTTCCAATCTAACACCTGCACATTTTCTGCAGTTAGATCATCACTAAACTCAGCAATTTTACACATATCAAACAATTTCTTGTCTTTTTCACAACTGCTATCTATTCTTACGAACATCCAAAAACCTTATGAAAAACTGATATGGCGAATCAAAAAACCCAAACTGTGCCTTTCCTGGATTATCGTGATGATTCTTATGGTACAACTCACCAACATAAAATATACTTAACCATGGAACATTAATCGGTTCTTTTTTTAGATGACCAAAGATGTTTAATGTAACTTGGAAGATGTATGCGACCGCAATAAACGAAGCCCAGAACCCTCCTAATCCAACTGCAAACATAAATGCAGCAGAGAGTATACCAAACTCCCAATACCACCTTGCTTGTAGTAGATACAGTTTGTCTCTTATCATCCACCTTGGAACCATATTAACAGGTGGAACATTATTAAAGACCATAAAATTATCAAAGATACTATGAACATTTCCATGAGGATCTTTTTCTGTATCAGTATGCTTGTGGTGTTGCCTGTGTATTCCTGCCCATCCCATACAGGGAGTGAGTAAGAAAAATGTTATCAATACCACAGTCAAAACCTCAACAAATCTATTTGGTTGCCAAGACTTATGTGAGCAGTAACGATGTTGAAACCCAGAGACAAAATATCCCACAAGAAGATTACTTAGTACTGCCCAAACAAAAACTTCTAAGAGTGATAATTTTGTTATCCAAAATACTGATGCGACAAGACAAGCTATGTACACAGCAGTGTGAACATATCCTGTTTTATTTCCTATAAACTTAGTCAAAGGAGCATTCAAACTTGCTTTCAAAAAAGCAAGGATAGTTATAATTGTAAGCATCATACTCGTAAAACTATTGAAGAAGACCTTCCACCAAATGCAAACGAATTCTTCAATGCCAGTTTCCCATTAACATTCTTTTTATATTTATAGACATATTCTAGATCGCAGTCTTGAATATTGAAATTTGCAGGTATAACAGAATCACGAAGGCACATCAAAGTATAAATTGTTTCATTAATTCCACTAGAAGCAAGGGAATGACCAACCTTTGATTTAAAGCTGACAATAGGTTTGTTTGGAACTACCTTTTGAATTGCATCATATTCAAGGTCATCACCAATCGGTGTTGATGTTCCGTGCGCATTAATGAATGCGATATCGCCTTGGAGGTCTTTGGTAACATCTTTCATAGAAGCAATTGCGCCAGTCATATTTAGATCTGGAGATGTAGCACTACCTAATGCGCCATCTGTATGGTGCGCGATTGATTCAATGTACCCAAGTATATTAGCACCTCTCGCCAAAGCAGTAGACTCTTTTTCTAGCAACAGACAACCAGCACCCTCTCCCATGATGAACCCATCTCGGTTTTTATCAAAGGGGCAGGACTTTGTTCCCAGTGCACCTAACTGAGAAAACAGATACATCTCATCTTCTACAGCAGGAGTATCTGTACCACCAACAACTACAAAGTCGTGTGTTTTAAGTAAGTGTGTCGCGTAGTCTAGAGAATATAGACCAGTTGCGCATGCGCCATCCATACTAACACAAGCACCACGAAAGTCAAATGCCTTTCCGATCAACCCAGCTGTAAAATCTTTTAAGTATTGAACGGAAGTTCTTGGGGATAGTCTTCTACCTTTATGCAATCTAGTAGAAAATGTTGTAGCCTGAGTTTCGGGTTTAGTCGCAAGGGAACTGAAAACAACAGCGACATTAGTGCTGTCAATATCTTTAGTAGCTTCCTTGACTACGTGCAAGGCATTTTTAGATGCAACTGAAATTGAAGTATGTACTGGTTTTCGCACACCTTCAGGAATAGCATAATCAACTTCCATTGCCTTGAAACACTTTAAACCTTTGATAACATCAATATCTGTTTCAAACTCAATAGGCTCAATGTATTCATCGCTCATCAGTCTAGCGTAACATTCTCCTGGAGAAGTCCCAAGAGTATCAACCATACCTAATCCTGTTATCACAATTTTATCGGTCATAATAAAACTCGTCTATAGATGTTCAAAAAACTCATACATATTTAGGAAGTCTCCGTCAAGCGAAGGAATATTTTCTATATCAATGTTTGGTCTGTTTTTAAATTCAGCCTCAACATCATCTTTTTTGTAAAACGATGCTATACTATTATGTGAATTGTAATCGTCAGCATTCACATAAAAAAGATAATCTGCAGTAGTGGCGTGGAAATAACGAAGAACAGACATTTTTCCTTTCACGGGATCATCGTCGCACTTCCCCTTCGCTACCGCATATCCATTATCAAAAGAAATTTGGGTCGCCAGAGAAGAAGACTCAGTGTCTGTTATATTAATAACGACAATCCGCTCATGAGGAGAGGAGTTTGAGTTCACGGATTTCAAACACCGATCTAACTTCTCTGGCTTCCCATTGGTCAAAACCGCAACCAAAACTTTAGACATCTTCGTGTTCTCTATCGTGAACGTGAAGAGCAATCAAACCATAATGCAAAACTTTCAACAAGTCTTTGCGATTATATCCATCTTTGTTACCATAGCGTTGAGCATATTTCATAATATTACCGATACAAAACCCTTCGCCATGACCACCATCAATAATAAACTCGGTGGCTTGAAATTTATTTCTTGAGTAATGTTCGCCATATGTAGCATCAACATACTTTTGAAGGTCAGCCATCAACTGACCTTCGTTATATTTGTAATCAACCGCCATCATTATTCCCCGAACAATTCGTCAAGTTCTGTTTCTGAAGCCAAAGGTATTTCTTCGTCACCTAACGCATCAGCATCAACCTTAGTATACAGATCAATGAACGCAGCACGAGTATCTTCGTCAAAGCGATTTACGCACATCTCTATCGCTTTCAATCGATCATCAAACATAGCATAAGCATTCACGATATGTTCAATACGACGAGTTGATACGAGGTCATCAATAGCACCCTCAGCAAAAGTTTTTCGGATAACATCAGCCCAGCGAACTAGTTTCTCAGCAAAGTCTTCATCTACTTTACCCACACGATGCATTTTACCCATAACAATTCTCTTTTCTTGAGACTCAGAAGGGAACTTTTGTTCGATAGTGATAGCAAAACGCTCAAGGAATGCTTCATCTAGAATCTGTGCCGAGATAAACTTACCATCATCCGAGCCACGACCTTTCGTATTAGCAGTAGCGACAACATTGAAGCCAGCTGAAGGATGAACCATCTCACCAGTTTTCTTATTGAAGTATGGTTTACCCTCAAGGATGGCTTGCAAACACATCAACTTGTTAGAACCACGATCCAGCTCATCAAGAATCAAAACAGCACCACGCTTCATCGCAGTCAAAACTGGACCCTCGCGATAAACAACATTTCCGTCAACTAGCGTATTACCACCGATCAAATCGTCTTCATCGGTCTCAACAGAAATGTTAACACGGATCGCTTCACGTTTCAGTTTAGCACAGATTTGCTCAACCATGGTTGTTTTACCATTACCTGACAAACCAGAAATAAACGTGGGATAGAACAGACCAGATTTTACGATTTTGGCTAGATCTCGGTGGAAACCAAACGCCACATATGTGGGATCAACCACTGGGATAAGGTTATCAACCTTCACTGCAAGTTTAGCTTGAGTCACTAATTTTTCATCCTGTACAGGGGCAGGGGTCGGAACAGGGGCATTATTGCTTTGAACAATTTTCAACCCTGCTGCATCAACAGCATATTTGTTGTAACCCACTTTGTTCTCACGAAAAAACCAATGCGGGTATGGAATATCAAGACCTTGTTGTATCTCAACGATTTCAGGTCGGCTAAATGTCTCTTTGTTTTGAAGCTTCAGTGCTTCAAGTAACTTCTCACGATTCAACTTACTCATAACATAATCCTCTCTCATCAAGTTATAATATATTATCGCTCATTTCAATCCAAAAGTCAAGCGATTTTTTCAATAAATTTACCTAAAAATTTGCGCGATGTTGACTTAGTTTTTTGGAACTTTCTGAAACCACGAACAAGATCTCCCTTCTTATCGCTATTTACTTCCAACTCACTTTCTTCACCAAGATCTCTAGAACGCAAAACAAACGCAGTCGGGAAACCATCAAGACCATCGACTTGAATATACCCATCAGGCAACCATTCAGATTTCCACTTCTTATCGAACTCACCTTCACTCTGCCAACCATAAATGTTTTTATATTTTTCTTTGATTTGGCTTCGTGTGGCATCAGAAAGGAAGTAGTTTACAGTCCGAGACCCAGTTGTTCTATCGTAGTGCTTGATTAAAGTTCTACAAACAACGTCATTGAATCTAGGGTAGTAAATACGATCTGCACCCTTATCGCTGATAGTCGTTATACCATTCTCTCTGATAGCGACACGATCTTTACCATAACCATAAGACCTTGTAACCGCATGCTGATTACCCAAACCAATATGACCAGTGTTACCGCCATCAGTTAGGAACAAAGTATTCAGAACATCAACACGATTGTTATTTCTAAAGTCGATAGCGATATCTCTCAATAACAATACCATAGAATCCAGCGGTGTACTGCCCAGACATAGGTGTTTCGGTATAGCATATTGGTCACAGTAAGGCAAACCACTCATACGTGTCTTGTAATTACTGTACGAAGAACCAATCATAAGCATTGTCTTATGAGCATTTTTGTGTGCCGACGAGGACATACCCGAATGCAGTAGTCGGTTTATCAACAGATCCGATTCAACTAACTGGACATCTCCATCCTTTTGATTATCTAGCTTACTGCCAATGTCTGGGTCTTTGTTGTGACCAGTAGTGAACGAATAGACTTCGTATGGGATATTCACTTTACGACAAAAGGCAACCTGAAGAAGCATTTGTTCAATAGTGGCTTGAACCTTTTCATACATTGACCCAGAGAAGTCAACAACCATAAGCATACCATGATTCTTTCCATCAGGAGTAACTGTGCTAGATAAGAAAACATCTTCAGTGAGTTTAGTCGCCCACAACTTATTCATATTCAAGTCGCCAGTTTTATGCTCACGGGACTTTGCCAATTGATTTGCTTTACGTTTTGCTTCAAACTGAGAGACCATTAAATTAAGGAATGGTCTGTTTTTCTTGTTGAAATTATTTACCAACATGGAACCAGCTTCATCAAAACTGATTGTATCGCCATCATCATACCAACGGCTAGAATGTCTACCGCTAACATAAAACTCATTATCATTTCTAATAGCTTCGTCAACACCATCCAAAGCATTCATATTGACGAACTTAGTATAATCTAAATTCTTAGGAAAGTCTACCCAGTGAATATCGCCTTCATTTTTGTGATCAATCAGCTTTTCTTCGTTATCACGAAAGTTTTGATCTGTTACAGAGACAGGCTCATCAGAATACTCATTATCTAAGATAGAAGTCGAGTCTTTTTCTTCGCCTTCTTCATCATCAGAAGTTTCAAGTTTTTCACCCGAATCCTGCTGTTGCTCAGATTCAGCGGAGTCATCAGAATCGTGTTCTTCGTTTTGATCTTCTTCGCTCGGTTGACTGTCAGGACTTTCTGATTCTACTGGCTCATCATAGTCTCCCTGCTCAGGATCACCATGGAACGCATCAGGTAACTCTTGATCAACATCCTCAGTCTCAGCATAAGCATAAAGTTTTTCAGCAACCTTAACAACATCGTCCCAACTTTCAGTAGAAGAAACGAGGTCAACAAACTTTTGCTCCTCGTCAGTAAACTCTATGTTAGCAAACATACCGACTTTGAAGAAAAGATTTATGCGGTCAATCAGGGGATAATCGTTGATGTCGTTCTCACCAAGACCAAAAAAGTCCATCTCATACAACTCACGATATCCTTTGAAGAAACTCTTTGTGAGTCCTGGAAAACGATTTTTGATGTCTCGCTCAATACGAGCATCTTCAACGACATTAAGGAAAGACTTGAAGCCACGACCCTTTGTTTCTATCGAGTCGTGCCATCCTTCAAGTGGGGTGTTCAGCGCATGACTAACTTCGTGACCAATGAATAGGTCATACATCTCTGGGCTGATGTCAGATTTTAAAATAGGAAGAACAACCTTTCGGTCTTTAAGGTCAAAATATGCAGTTGGCACATTCTTATGCTCAAGGCTGACATTCTCAGTAGCGAGCAATTTTGCTAGTGTACTTTTACGTTCAATATCCATAACTTCTCCTCAACTCTTATACATATTATCGCGCATATTGAGGTAAAAGTCAACACTTTTCTTGTCTTTTTTTAAAAAAAGTTTTATTGCAAAATCAACAACTTAGCTAATTTGTTCAAAATATCTTGTAATCGCCTTGATTTTTTCGATCTGTTTATCGATAATGACAGTTCGGTTTGGCCATTTGATAATATCTTTTTCAGGGTTCTTCTTTAGATTGAGTAATAACGGAAGGATCAGATCTTCGACATCTCTCAGTTTTCCCGCAACATCTTGTTCAACGAGATTGCGATGCTCATTAATCATACCTGAATTATCGGACGATAGGATTCTTGCCTCGAGTTGCTCGAGTTTATCCATTATAGAGTCCATCTGGTCTGATGATACTTCTGCTGTTACAGTTTGAGGTGCTGACGTAGATCCTTCGATCTCGTCTTCGTCCACCATAGTGAACCCAAAATCATAGTCTTCTGACATATTGCTTACTCCTTGATATTAGTATATTTATATCAAGTGTTATCGCTGTCGCAATATTTTACCTTGCTTTTATCGTACAACTTTACTTCTTTTCGGAATCTTTTGTTATACCCACGTTTGATTTTCTTTGCCACGCCTGACTTTGTAAGATAACAGTAATATTTTCTTGCACTGGTTAGCGCATCAAACTCAGCAACACCTTTTAGTTTTATTCTCAGCTTTTTCATATCAGCACTCCTACTGTATTTTGCTTCGAATTTTCCTCACGACCTTTTTCTTCATTGCTTTTATTGCTCGGTCTAGTTTCAACTTCGAAACACGTTGTGTGAAATTCTGACCCACCATGTGGTCATACTCATGCAGTACAACTCTTGCTGCCATACCCGCAAATTCCTCAACAACATCTGCACCTTCTGTATCTTGATATTTCACAGTTACTTTAGTTGGTCTCCGAATCATAAGAAAGACTCCAGGGAGAGAAAGACACCCTTCCTTCATCGCCTCAGTTTCTTCGCCCAATGCTATGATGACAGGGTTGATAATGTATCTAGTAATATCTTTACCATCACCGAATGTAAATACTTTTGCATCTAAGCCGACTTGATTTGCAGAAAGACCTATACCACCAAGTTCTAGCTGTTTGGCAAATAACTTGTCACAAAACTCTTTTGCGTCATGTTCTTCAAAATCAAACTCTTTTGGCTCGCGCTTTAGTAATTCATTTCCAAATTCTATTAATTCAAGTTCCATTATATCATTACCGAATAGTTTTGTCTTTTTTCAAATTTAATTACTGATCTAAACTTATCAAACAACTGGTCTCCCTTGTGGCTTATGACAAATACATTTGTATCATCGCCTATGGTGTTCAATAAGGTCATAACATAATCTGTTCCGTTGTTATCCAGGGAACTGTCAAACACCTCATCAAGTATAAGAAGATTAGTGCTTGCACTGTTTTTCATCTTAGCGATAGTTCTCCAAGTAAACAATAACGCCAAGTCAATACGCTGTTTCTCACCCTCACTGAACGAGGCATATGAGAATTTATCCCTGCCTCGAGACTTTATTGTTTCATTAAACTTTTCGTCAAGATTAAAGTTTACAAAGAAGTCCATTGCTGCAAGATACTTATTCGCCAAAGTATTGATGGCTGGTAGATATTGTTTGATAATCCTAGTCTTGATACCAGTATCTTTAAGTAATGCAGCAACTGCCTGCATATAATGCATTTGCTCGTTCTTCTCAGAACGATTTTTGTTTTCTACTGTAACCTCTTTAGCGAGTTCTTTTAATTTAGTCTGTTCAGATTCAATGTCTGCAACACGACCTCTTGCGTCTCCGAGTTCTGCGTGCAAGCGTTGAAGGTATCTTTGCTGACTTGTGATTTCATTATTCGTTTCAATTATTTGATTCTGTAACTCTTGGTATTCTGTTATAAGAGAATCTACACGATCAAACTCGTCTTTCATTTCAGTAGAAGCAGTTTCAAGTTCTTGTATCTTACCCTCACGCTCCGTTTGTATTTCTTTTTTATGCTCGTGAGGAATACCCTGCTTACAAGTCGGGCAATCATCATGCTTCTCATAAAATTCTAACTCTTTATTGAGCTTCTTGACCTGCGAAATAAATTTCTCATTAATCGCCTCGAGTTTTCTTTTTTTCGTAGTCGGATCGCCCATGCTCTGCGCCTTTTCTGACTTAGTGCCTGATTCCTTCTTAAGAACTTCGATCTTCTCATCTAACTCAGTTATCTCCGATTCAATCTCGCTAATCTTATCAGCTTTATTGTTTTCTAGAGTTTCAATATACCTTTTTTGTATAGTGGCTTTTTGTTTTGCTACTTCCACCTTACCCTCGATATCTCGAATCTCTCCCTGAATACCTGTAAGCTGTTGTTTGAGCAATCCATTCATAGTTGTGAAGATCTGAATATCTAAAATATCTTCAATGACTTCTCGTCTAATATATGCAGGAAGTTGCATAAAGGGTGTGAATGATGCACTACCCAAGATAACAATCTGGGTAAACGATTTAAAGTTTAGGTTCAGTACAGACTCTTCAAGGTATTTTTGCGTATCTCTGAGTGCAGCATCCTGATCGATCATCTGACCATCTCGATGAATCTCAAAAATGTTTGGTCTGATACCACGAACAACTTTGTATTCAGTTTTACCGATTCGGAACTCAACTTCAACCATCAACTCTTTTTGATTCACAGAGTTTACTAGCTGAGGTTTATTAATATTCCTGAATGGTTTATTGAATAGTCCAAAACACAGAGCATCTAGGAAAGTAGATTTACCAGCACCATTATCACCAACTATGAGAGTAGAAGGCGAGCGTGTAAAATCAACTTCAGAGAATGCATTACCAGTAGAAAGAAAGTTTTTCCACCGCAGTTTTTCAAAGTAAATCATTATATATTCTTTGCTTCTACATAAAGACCTTTGACTACATCCTTGAGTCTATTTCGGTCTAGGTCAGTGTGAATGTTGTCGATGTATTCATCAAGCAACGTGATCGTATCTTCAAGATTGAGGTTATCTGCGTCAATAGCTTCATCCTCGAACTCAGAGAAGTCTTCTATTATTTTTATCTCAATCAAATTACAAGATTCGAGCCTATCTATAAAGGAATCAAACTTAGAAAAATCGCTTTTGTTTACTACAACTACTTTAACTGAACCCCCGACAATCCTATCATAATCGATAGCATCAATATCTGTTCCCATAGAATCGTCTGCGTCGTTATAGTAGAATTTATGAAAGATGTTAAACGGATTTTCAATAAACTCAAGCTCATTTGTTTTCGTATCGTAGATATGAAACCCTCTAGGATCATCATAATCGCTCCATGTAATTTCGTAAGGATTGCCAAGATAGGTGATGTTTCCGTTACTGCTTCGGTGATGAAAATGACCAGAACACACTAACTCAAACTTGTTAAAAATCGAAGGATCCATCCCATGATCGTTTGAATGACCTTTATACATCTGGAAACCAGATAACTCGTAATGCCCAAAACAAACTTCAGCATCTGTTTCTTCAATAGCTTCCATGGTTTGTTTGTAGTTATCGGAACATATCCAAGGAGTAAAAAGAATATCTCTATTGTCAAAAGATATCGTAGTTACCTCTGGGTAGATTGTGATGTTATCGTAATCCTTTAACAACAACTCTGGTGAATTAACTTCATTGGTATTCTTAAAATATGTATCGTGATTTCCAGGAATCATATGCATATCAATTTGCATTTCTTTTGCTTTATCAAAGAAATACTCTCTACACTTTTTGTATGTGTTGAAGTTAATAAACTTTCTGCGATCGAAAATATCACCCAAGTGGATGACTGTTTTAATCTGACGTTTTTCTAGTTCGGGAAAAAACTTTTCAGTGTAAAATTTCTCAAAGAAATTATCGAAAGGTATGGAGTCAGATCTAGCACCAAAGTGCGTGTCGGTAATTAATGCTATTTTCATTTCATATATTCCTTGATTCGCGATCTCAAAATTACCAACCTTTGTTCAGTAAGGTTCCAATCAGAAACACGATAATCAAACTTCTCAGGTTCTTGAAATACTTTATTTGTATCTTCAAATCTACTTTGTTTGATGGTATCCATCCATATCATAAAGTCAGGATGGAAAGTTTTTCTTGCTTCCTCTGTAGGACAAACAAAATCTACGATTGCAACTTTACCTGACCTCACAACACCATCCGCTAAATAACACATTCTTTGCGCTTGCCTCAAACGACCCTCGTCGCTAAAATCCCAATCATCATATTCTTCTCTGACTTGATCAGCGTTTATATGAACACTCTCAAAGATTCCACAAAGAGCTTCGGCAAGAGTTGTCTTACCAGATCCAGGAAGACCCATTATCAGGATCTTCATGCAGCATAATACCAATCTGGAGTGTCACGCTTAGTCCAAACAGCCATCTTGGCTTTAGCGATGCGATAGTATTGACGATATGCTTCTATAGAATCTGATTGCTTGAATTCATCTGGCATAGCTTGAGGCATTTTCGTCATTGGACCAGATTTAATCCCTTCTGGTGGTTTATTTAGGATATGCTGCAACTTTTGTTGCGTTAGGTGCACTTTTCCATATCGGTATGTATACTCTTTACACAACTCTTGCCACAAAGAATGAAGCCACATATAGTTACTGTGAGATTCTCGAGCCCAAATACCAGATGGGTGATTGACGTGTGACGCTTTGTATAAAATTTGATCTTGCTCTGGGTTTGGGTGTTCCCATCTAGCAATTTTACGACCAGAAGAAGTTTTGTCGTACCATTGAGTTCCGTCAATAACACGATGTGCTGTTGACATAAGTTGAGCATATTCGATAATCATCTTGACGACATGCTTGTCAAGGTGCTGTTTAGCAGCAGTTTCATAGTTCTCATGCAAGTAAAATATATTCATCTCATCCTCCCAATAAAGTAATGATTATACAACAATTTTCTTGCTAAGTCAAGGTCTTTTTGATTTTAACTATATGACGTGCGACCTTCAAGGGCATCTGAAATTCTTTTACGAGCATCTCTATCACCCAATTCATACGCTTGCAACACAATAGTATATATTTCTTTTGCTGAAAAGTCAAGCATATTTTTTAGTTGAGTAGTTCCCTCTTTGCTTCTTTCCTCGATCTGTAGCGTATCGGAGTCTAGCAACCTAATGTCCGAAATATCTTGCATTCTATGTCCTTAGAATTGTAACTAGAGTGTTTGTTTGGCTAATAGCGTCATCAAGAGCATTGTGGTGTGTGTCGTCTTCGTTTGCTCTGATTTTTGCGTTACTCACACCAACTAAATTGGTTGCAGTTTTAAAGCAATGAATGTGCCAATATTTCCATGGTGGCTTCTCATATCCAAGAGCATACATAGCAGATTCTAATATCTGAACATCAAACCCAGCACTATTTCCCCAAATGGGGATAGACTTTGAACCATACCACTCTCGAAACTCAGGTATCGCTTTGTCGAATGGAATTGTATCAGTAGTCAATTGCTTCAACGCATGTTTATTCTGTTTGCTCCACCAATTGATAGTTCCCTTATCTACATGGCGATTATATTTCTTACAGGTTGATGCATCTATGTTTTGATAATATGTATCAATTACACCGCTCTCAATATTAAATTTTGTGGCTCCAATAGATAAAATTGCAGCATCACCCCTTGTACTGAGAGTTTCTATATCAACCATAACTTGATACTGTTTCGGATCAGTAAAAAGTTGCGCACCATCTTTCATCAAGATTTATCTCCATCCATATCTTTCATAACTTCAAGTTTTTCTTTAGCGAGTTTTAATGCTTCTTTATCGTCTAAATATTTTGGTCTTCGTTTTTTGAGTTTTGCCTTTTGATCAGCATGCTTTTCTTCAAGTTGTGCTGCATCATCCACTGCTTTACGAATATACTCTAGATACTCACTGCTTCCATCGTTTCCATCAGAATCTGCAGTCATTAGTTCTTGAATATCTAAACTACCGATATATTTTTTCTTTGTATCCATTTGCCGTTTCTCTTTTTGGATACGACGAATAAATGCATAATATGTGATTTGCGTAAAATATGCAAAGGGATTTTTTGATTTTGCTGGATCAAAATTATCAATATATGTAATGCAATTTTCTATACCATCAAGAATCATCTCGTCTCGAAAAGTATAGTTTACAAAGTTTGATTTATATGCGAGATGATTAGCGATTTTAACCATGCATTCACCAAGATATTCTGGCACACGAGGTTTTTCCTCGCCAGATTCTTTTGCAGCAAGGACTTTCTCGCGATACTCAGTAATCGCTTCTAGGAATTCTTTGTTGTCAACGTAATGTCGACTGTTGGGATCTCTTCTTTTAGCCATAATATCACCATTATACATCAATGTTTGAAAATAGTCAAGCAGTTTTTATAAAAAAGTTTTTTTAAAAAAGATCAAAATAATGCTTGACTATTACATTGACCTTGGGTATAATCAGCGTGTCGCTGTTTGAAAGGACAGTTTCAATTTAATTTGTTTTTGTTTCTTGCTTCCATATATTTAAGAAGATCATCTGGACTAAGAGTTTCAGAAAGAAGTTCATCAGTAGCAGCATGCTTACGTTGTAACCTTTCTTCAAAGAAGATCTTTTTAACACACTGTTCATACCCTTCCTTGTGCGATTCAATCAGTTTAGATACAACCATAATAGAAGAAGTCGATACTGTGAACGCAACATCATCAGAAAGACCCATCCAAGATTTCAGCATATAAGACTCACTAAGACTTTCGTCATATTCGTCAATTCCACCAGAATAAACTTCAATAGGATACATTATATTGATAAAGTCTTCAGATAAATCATAATCGTTTTGCACACAGGCGACGATCGTTATCCCGTCATTGAATCGAATAACTCTTATCTTATCGAAAGTCATTTATCAACCTTAACAAGTTTGTATTTAAACCCTTCTTCATTATATAATTTTACTCTCTCAACTAGATGTTCTAGTGTATAATTTTTCTTGGTCTTCCATGATAGATCATCGCCAATATCAAACAGTTTACACGCAACCTTATTTTCTCCTAACCTCAACCCTCTACCGATAGATTGTAAGTTTCTTACTCTGCTCTTTGAAGGTGAAGAAAATATAACATTATGTAAGTTTCTAATATTTATACCTGTAGAGAAAGTGCCATATGAGGCAACAATTATAGCGTTATCAGACTTTTCCGTCAACGATCGTATTTCTTCTCTTTGTTCGGTATCAGTTCCTCCGTATACAAAATAGACTGGTCTAGATTCTTCTACCTTTTTCTTTATCATATCAAACAGAACACTTCCGTGTTTCTCGACGAACTGAAAAAGAACCAAACTGTTACCTTTTTGATCAACGACAAGATTACTTATTAAGTTATTTCTCCAATGATCTCGAACTAACCAATCTACCTCCTCTTGGTATTTCATGGTCTTCATTGCTTTACATTCTTCATCTTTATGTTTTAAAACTAAACAAGTTATGTCTAGGTTTGCAACCTTACCATCTTCCATTAACTCTTTAGTGGTTATCACCTTAGTAACATTTCCAAAACACCCTTCTAAGACAAGGCGGTGAGTTTTTGTCCCATCAAGAGTACCAGTAGTTCCAAACCTCCAGTGTGCGTTTTCGCATTTGTTTAGAATAGAAGTTAAAGACTTTGCCTTAAATAAGTGAGCTTCGTCTCCATATACAACATCAAACTTTTCAAACCATTTCTTTGGAAATTTATAGATAGATTGCCAAGTTGAGATTGTCACAGGAAACTCGTTTGACTTTTCTTTACCGCCATATATTCTATGGCAGTTCTCACTTACTTTCCAATCAACTGCGCTTGCATAGTCTTGAAAATCACCATACATTTGTTCCACAAGAGATGTCGTGGGCACAATTATTAATTGCTTTTTATTTCTTTCTTGATAATAACGCATTAGAGTATAGATTATAAGAGACTTTCCTGATGCAGTAGGGGACAATAATAAAGACCTTGCACCCTGAATACCTTTTCTGACTGCTTGAACCTGATAATCTCGTATTTCAATGGGTTTGTCACCACTGTGAAGGTCTAATCCCTTTGCAAACTTATCAATAAATTCAGTTGATATAATATCGCCCTTTGACACCATTCGGTTGTCTACAGTGTACTCCAGCTGTCTCGCGAAGTCTAAAAGGTACTTTATTAACCCAACAGGCAATTCTTTATTGAACATATTGAACAGCCTTGCCTTGCCATCCCACATACGGGATTTATAAGCAGGCATGAATCTTGCTCCAGGAACATCAAATGTGAAGAAGTCATTTAGTTCTTGGAGGATTCCTGTGTCACACTCAACGTGCATATTCACAGCGTTTTTATATGTGACAATTATGTCAGCCATTACATAAGTCCATTTGTGAATTTAGTCCACTCAATACCATTCTTAATGTCCCACGTTCTACTATGTAAAGATCTCATAACACGATCAAGGAAATCAACAACAGTCCTTATGTACTCAACCTTATTCATTTGTTCTTGAAGGTCGGCATCTGATTCTATCATTTCTGCCATGTCATTTTTCAAAGGTTTGTTTCCAAGCCACTGATCCCACCCAAGTGCATCGAGTTCTTGTTTGGATAACTCTCCACGCCAGTATTGTTGCTTTATTCTTCTGAGTTTAAAGAATGCAGCCTCAGACTTTCTGAGTTGTAGTTTGAAATTTGAGAGGTGATTGAGGTATTTTGAATGGAGTTCGGCAGTCTTTATTGTTGCTTTGCCGAGTTCTAACTCATCGATCTTACAATCGATAGCCCACGATTCTTGAAGTTCTTTTAATGTAATCATAATATAATAATAATTCTATGTCAAATTTTCTATCTTATAAGTCCTATATCTAAAACCTGCGATACCAGTGAAGTAATCACCAGCACCTTGTGTTATGTCAAAATCAAGACCTTCTAGACTAGTCGGGAATGCATCATAGAAAGTAATCTTGATAGTTGGGTTGTTGTTCGAATCAAGAACAAACAATGTAGCATCACTTACTTGAGCGATGGCTTCTTTCTTGCTCTTTTGTGACGTAGCAGTTCTATACTCTTGAGAGTTTATGAAGTCAGTGAATTGACCAGTATTCTCTGGAAACCCTAATCCATACAACCAGTTATAAAGTTCTTGGTAGTTTGCCATATCTTCTTGAACAAGAAACCTTACCATTAGTTCACCGAATTGTATTTTGTCTCCAGGGAATGGTAATGTGGAAAGAGGTGTTTCCATCTGCGGTGCTCCCAAAGATATTTGTGGGATATTTGCAGCTTGACAGAAAAAAGAAACCTGAGGTATATTAGCAATTTGAAATCTAAACCCATTCGGGCGCAAGAAATCTAATTCAGCAGGATTGTTCTGAGTGAATTCTGATTCGGTGATATTTGTTGTCGGGTTATATGCCATACTTTATTTATACGCAAAAAAAAGGGGATCCGAAGACCCCCTTAAAATGGTTGATTGACTCAACTCTTTTTATTTTACATAAGGTTTGTAACCTTAACAGAACGATAGTACTGGTTACGATCAGCAGTGAACGTATCAGCATCAGTTGTGCCGTTAGCCTGTGTAACAAATGGGTTAGCAACCATGCCGTAACGAGTCTT